CGCCTCTTTTCATACCCTCTGCAGATTTAAGTAATATGTTGTATTGGCTTTTAGTATAACTATTTTTGAGTCTATCAAATTCACCAAGTAAGTATTGGTCGCCTACAAGAAGTGCCATTTTTAATTTGTTTGGTTCATCTCGACCTTCGCCTTGCCAACTCATAGTAACATGTAATCCTGTTGAATTGTTTGTGCCAAACTCTTCTTCTTGATCATTCCAATCAAAAAGACTTTTCATATCTTTTAACATATCTGCTGGTGTATCATATACAGGTGATATAAGTTCAGCACCTGCACCTTCATCTGGATCAATACTACTATCAGTTTCAACTGCCCAGCCATCTGTTGTTCCAGTTTCTCCATACTCACCAGTTTCAGGATATCCTTTAAACATACTGTCGTTTTTGATCCACTGATTAAAAATGTCTGCTACATCATCAACTCCGCCTCCTTCAGTAGGATAATCATAGCCATAATCATCTAAGAATGAACTCATACTGTACCAATCATTACTAATCCATTCGTCCATTGAGTAATCGGATTCGGCTTCTGCCACAGCATCATCTCTTAATTGATCTTCTTCCTGCCCTACGTCATAAAGAAAGTCTACATATTCTGATTCGTATTCTGTGTTGATTAGATCTCTAGTCCAGTTGTCTATATCCCAACCGTCTTCTTCACGATTTTCATATTCAGTTGGGTCTTGTTCTTTAAATTCATCTCTATATTCTTCTACCGCTTCATCTGTAGGAGCGGTGTCTGAACTCATAAAATCTTGTATTGCCCAATCTTCGTCTCTGTTTTCTTCTACCCAATTGGCTATGATGTCTGGCAAATATTCGTCTATGCCCTTTTCCATAACCCAATCGTTATAATCTGAATATGCTTGATCTGGTAAATCACCGTATTCGTATTCAACGTCACCAACACTCATATTGTCTATATCGTCGACTCTTCCGCCACCTTCTGCTCTAAACCAAAATGTTTCTGCCTCAAAACCACATCTAATATCAGCCTGTAGAGCCTCCTGTGCTACACTACGTTGATTAAAGTTGATTTCAAATAGTAAAGGATCTGCTTCTTTAAGCAGTTTGGATCTTTTTTTAATTTTTGTTAATGGCTTTTTACCTGTTAGTTTTCTTAATATTTTTTTTGCTAATGTACTTTCTTCTAAATCGCCTTGTTGAACTTGTTTGAATATGTTCATCAACCTCATTTTTAAAGGTTTGTTTTCTTTTTTAGATATTATTTTTGCAAGTACACCAGAAACAGGATCGGCTTGTTTTACTTGTTGTGGAGTTTGTTTCTTACCTTGGGTAACATTTGATAAGCCTTTTGCCATCATGTTAGGGTTAGTAACATTTATACCTGCAATTTTGAATTGCTTTATACTTTTCTTCGCTTCTCTTTCTTCTTCAGGAGTCATTGGCTCCATTGCATCATCGTCTTTAGACTGACTTGCATTAGAATTAGGATCTTGTATTCCTTTATTATATTCGTATAGGTCTTTTAACTTCATCGTCTTCTATTCAACCTTGCAACTCTTTTACTCACCGGATTTCTTCTTTTGGTTCTAGCGGCTTTTCTAGCCATCCTTCTACCCATTCTTGCTCTTGTTTTTTTGAGCGTCATACGTTTTTTTAAGTTGATAGGTTTAGAGCATTGGCCGGCGTTAGACACCATTCTGCCTTTACGTGGGCCACTTGTGCATCTGACTTTACGGACAATCTTCTTGCCTCGCTTTGCCCAGACCATTTTGGCCTCCATTACTCCTTCTACTTCAACTATTCTCATTTTAAAATAACTTAAATATTAATGCTATTATCAAACTTGACATTGTAGCAAATACACCTGCCATAATGCCTACTAACCAATTTTCAATTTTTGCAAAATGTTCTTTTACTTCAACTTTAAATTCTTTTATCTCAGTAGTTACCTGCTCGATTCTAAGCATGTCTGCTATAACTTGAGTTTTTAAATCGGGTTCATTTGCATATAATTGCTCTGATGGTTTTTTATCTAATTTTTTGTCTGCCATTACAATACATCCTGTTTAGAAAATTCCATATTTTTGGAACTTTTTGTATCAATTGTACCGCCATTTAAAACGATACCATTTAGTTCGTCTTTCAATGTGTCTAGTGTATGAGCACCTTGTCTTTCAAATGCAAATTTAAACACCCAACCCGCACCAGTTAAAGTTGGTGCACCGTAGTCTTCTAGTCCTGCCGAAGTACCGTCTACTACTATAGGTGTGTTCATAAGCATAGGTTGTGCTCTCAAACTAATAACCTGTACTACACTTTCAAAATCTTTTTGTGTATTGTCTGTAAAATTTGATGTGGCAGTTATGTCTACTGTGGTAAAGAGTGTAAAAAATTCTACATCTCCTGTTAGTGTTTCACTTGAAGTTACTAACCCACCTGCTTTTGTCTGTGCCATAATGTCTCCGTGTGTTCCTGTTATAGCATATTTATCATTTTCGCTGTATATTATGATTTATTTTTAAAGCCATAAAAAAACCCCCTTCGAAAAGGGGGTTTAAAAAAGTTAATTTGAACTTATTTTATTATACTACTGCTAATGCTCCTGCTGTAACTGTTGCGTTTGCTAGGTTTCCACCTGAAGCCTGTAAGGCTGTTTGCAGTGAAGTTGCAGTTACACCTGGTACTTCTGTTGAGTAATACATGATTCTTGTGTTAGAAGCATGTGGTGAAATGATTACTGGGTTTGCGACGCTCATTAAAGCAAATACTGCCTTCTCGCCGGCATCTAAAGCCCCATTGGTGTAACCAAAATCAGTTAAATCAACACCTGTTCCAGCCGCTACAATAAAATGATTAAGTTCTGCGGTTAACATCTGGTCGTTAGCGACGGCACCGCCTGCTCTTCCGATTCCATTAATTAATGCCATGTTAATCTCCTACTATTCGTGTGTAATAATTTAAAATTATTACTTGGTTACTTTTATTTATCAAAACGTCATAAAAAAAGGGCGATCTGGTCGCCCTCTTTTATTTTGAAAATTGTCTACAAATCTTATAGTACAAAGGTTTTTGCGGCAACTGTTGCTGATGCCAAGTTGATTGAATCAACTGTACCTAATGCAATGATTACGTCCTCTAAGTGAGCCGCTACTGTTTCACTGTTTGAACCATCATATGTATCTGCACCATACTCACCTTCAAGCATAAAACTCATATTTGCGTTTGTGCTGTGAAGTGCGCCATGACCTAAGATGTTAAAACCTTCACCTTGAATTGCTTCAAATACTGCCTCAACTGCACCTGCTGGTCCTAATGAACCGTTTACAGCCGCGCCAAAGTCTACGTCAATAAATGTAAGGTTTTTTCCAATGAAGAATTTTTCTTCATCTACTCTGTTTGGATTTGCTTGACTTAGTCCTACTAATGCCATTTTAATCTCCTATTTAATTTGCATTTCTGCTTAGTTACTTTTATTTATCAAAAATGTTTACTTTTGAAGTAAATCTTTGAATTTATAACGTAGGTCCGCCATAGTTTTTGAAGGGTCTCGGACAAAATTAGATGCATATTTTTTAGCAGTTTTGCCCATTTTGTTTAGATTGATAAAATCGGGTATAATAGAATCATAATCTTGTAAATCGGATGGTTGATCTGAATAATATCTTTGATGTTTTAATTTTCTACCATCAGCACCAACTCTACCACCACCTGGCTCATCGCTTCTTGCCATGCCTCTGCTTTTACCTCTTAATGTTTGAGTTTGAGCATCTCTTCTCAATTGTGCAGAAGTCGGAGTTACGTCAGTGGCCTGTTTACTTGTGTCTTTTTTGCCATCTGATTTTTTATTAGTATCCTGTTTTGCAATGTCAGTATCTTTTGTTCCTGCTCTAGCAACGTTGGTTAAGTCGCCTACTTCCACATCTGTACCAACAGATTGTCCAATTTGCGAACCGTAAGTACTGGTATCTGTACCAATGCCTTTCATTCTACGTTGCACGTGAATATCACGCATCTGCTTTAAAGCATCTTGCTGTTGCTGGCTTATTTCTTTTACTATTACTTCGTCTATTCGCATATTACTATTTATGATCTTTTTCTACTTTGCCAGTAGGCGGCAATACCTGCCAAACCAGCCGCAGTTTTAGGTCCTAATCGGCCACCTGTGATTCTTGGTCCAAACTCTGCACCAACATAAGCAGATGCACCTGCTACTGCTAAACGTTTTAGTGTAGTTTGATTAGTTGCTTTATCAATTTCTGTGTTACTGGCATTTGCTAATTTATAATTTCTTTCTTTTGCAAATTTATTCAATGTTTTATATAAATCACTTCTAACTGCTTTTGCTCTCATTATGTGTAGCATCTTTGTGACTGCTAATTGTTTTTGTCTATATTTTAATTTAGGCCAATCTGATATCAATCTTCTTACATTTTGCACAACCATATTATTAATTTTAAGTTGTCTTTGCAATCTTAAAAAATAATTTGAGTTTGGAAGTTTTCCTTTTGCAAGATTTGTCATAAATGTATGCATCAGTTGATCATTAAATTTAAAATTCTTTTTGTATTTAGAATTAATTGTGTATGTAAGCATATAATGATCGTTTGCCGCTATTCTTAATGCTCTGTATTTGCCATGTCGAATACTGCCATTTGCATATTGAATAGCATAAGGTCTATATTTTTTATCATGTGCAAAAACATACAATAGCATTGTAGTAATCATTAAAAGTTCTGCAATATCGTTTTTGCCATATGGTTTAAATCCATCAGTTGTTCTATACAATCTGCTTTCTTGCAGTTCTCCAAAGAATTTATATTGTGCTTGTTTTTGTTCTTTAGTTGTTTCCATTATGCTCCTGGTTTCCCTGTACCAAAGTTCTTAACACTAAAGTCAAGTCTATCAACTAATTTTATTGCGTTGCCTATGCGATCCACAGCAACAAAACCTTCCTCTCCAGTAACGTCATAGTCACCTTCTGCGTTTTGTACAAATGTGTCTATTTGCTTTATGTTAGTTAATTTATTTATAATCATTTCTTTTGCTTTGATTAAATCTAGATATACAATGTATGCTTTTTCTATTTGTTCTTGATTATCTTCTAAAAATTTTATTCCGTCTAACATTAATTGTGTTTTTTTAACTTGATTTTCTGGCTTACTAAGTTTATCTATTGCTTTTTTCATAAAGCCTTTGTATTCTGCAATAAATCTTTCTGCAAATACTTTAGGATCTTGTTCAAAACCTGTTAATTCTTTCATGATCACATTTACACTTGTCTTAATTCTTTTTCTAAGATCCTCGCCAAATTCATTGTTTTTAAGAAAGTCTAAATCTTTTACTGATTTTAAATTACTGTCTGCATTGTTTATGAGTTCTGACATCTTATCGGACTCGTCTTGAGTAAATGTTACTTGTCCTGAATAATCTCTAATAATAGCATCTCTATACCATACATCTGGATTGTTGCCTAAAGTACTTGCATCAAAACCAAATTTAGCATTTGTGTCTGCAAGTGTAGGACCTCCTACATATTCGGTATGAAATACAACACCAATTTTGGCTCTTAAAATATTTTTTGCTAATTCACTATCTTTTGGTATAGCATAAATTATTGTGTTAGGTTTAAACACAATGAAATCTTGACCTTTGATATTTGCATCGGTAATACTGTCGTCTGTAAATAGTAAGTCGCCCTGTATAACTTTGCCTTTGAAATTAAGTTTTTGCAAGTGTGTAAATGCACTAATTAGTTTTTCTTGCAATCCTTCTGCTTCATGATTTGCTTTGATATCTTCTATGCTTTTATTTACTAATGGGTCTCTTTTGTTAAAGATACTTTTAGTACCTACAAAAAATTTACCGTCTGCTGGATCAGTACCTACAAATACTGCAGGTGCACCATCCCATTTTGTTGTTAGATTAAATTTGGTTTTAGCACTTCCTTTTAACATTTCATGGAAACTGTGAAGATAGTTAATTGCTTGTTGTCCACCAGGTAAGCCGTCATTGAAGATTAAATCTTCTAAGTGTTCTAGATGAGTATTTTTATTTTCGTCCAATCTATGATAGATTGTGCATTCAGTCAAGTATCCTTTTGTAAGATCTACTGCTTTCATTATATAGCACCTAGATCTCTAGCAGGTCCTCCTAATGTACCAGTATTACCTAAGTCGCTTCTACGTTGTGGTTTGAGACCTATATCTCCTAAGTCTGTTTGACCGCTACCTGGCTGATTTTTTGGTCTATCAGGTGGTGCCGCAATTTTTTTGAGTGGCTTACCGTTTACTGATATAATGTTGGTGTTTGCCACAGGATGTTGAGTCTGACTCTTAAGAGGCTTACCATCTTTATCTTTATATAGTGCTTTTACCAAAATGTCTGGTACACCGTCATTGTCGTTATCTACACTAAGATTGCTTGGTGTTAATGTAACAAATTCTCCATCGACAACTTTGCCATCTGCAGTTTTAAATCTTATTATATCACCTGCCACTGGAGGATTTACTCCATATACAGTTTTCCAAATTCCTGCAGTTTGTTGTTGCATTGTTTTGTCTTGTTTTTTACCACGTAATTTGGCTATACCTCTATCTATAAGTCCGCCAACTCTCGAACCTATAACACCGCCAATGTTTGTAGATTTAGCGGCCTGACCAGCACCTGGTAAAGAAGGATCGCCTCTATTATCAAAACTAAAAAAGTTTTTAATATATTCCATACCACCTGGTTTAAAATTTAATAGATTTTTTATTCTTGCTGATATATTTTTACCAAATGCTCTTCTAGTAAAGTTGCGATCTGCTGGTACAAAGTCGTTTAATGCTTGGTCATAAACAAAGAAAATATTTTTTTTATTATCTATGTAACCTTTATAATCTACGCCGTCAACATCAAACTCAAGATCTGTTAAATCCGGATTTGCAACAATTTCGTTCCATTTTAATTTCTTTTTCTTTTTGTTGTCCATGTCAGCAAAAGCATCTCGCTTTGCTTGAGTGTCGTCGTCAACTTCAAAAATGACTACTTCATTTATCTTCATTGGATTTAGACCTTGATTCTTTTATGATACTGATGCCCTTGATAAATCTTTCAGGTCTATTTCCTTTTATAGAATTAATTAACCTACGTTGCAAATCTAATGCTTCTTGCTCATCAAAATTTTCTTGAATTAATTCAATTAAATTTAATGCACTTTTTATAATGTGGTTACCTCTAGACTCGATAACATTGAGTTTGTCTCTATCTGAGACTATCGAATTTAGTTCATCTAAAATTGATCTGCGATTTAAGGACATTTTATCTCCGTTTAAGCATATTTATCTAAATTACTTTTTCTTGAGGAGGTTCCTTAGTTCCAAACCTTGCTGTACTATGTCAACATTTTCTTCTGTGGCATCATCATCGCTTCGAATTGCAGAAGATCTCTTCAAGGACTCTGTCATGGTGATAGTATTAATAGTGTCATATGACTCGTCATCTTCCTCAAGATCTTCAATTCTCAGTGTTTCTGGATTGAATTTTAAGTCTACTTTGCTACCTACACCACTACTAGAACGTGTTTTCATAAATTGTATTTGATATCTACCACGTTCCCTCATGGCATTGCTTGTGAATATACCTATTACATTGTCAGCAGTTTGTATTTTACTAATACCACCTGCAATATGGCTGTGATCAAACTCTATTTCTTCAACTGCACCCCTGTTCAACTGCGATGCTGTAACTAATAAGATGTTTAATTCTACTGCTAAATTACGCAACTCCTCAGATACATACTTGTCTTTTATAAACAGGTCGCTTGGACTAACTTTAGTGCTGATTGGACTCATTAAATCTAAGTAATCTACTAATAAAGCATCTACTTTTATACCAGTTTGTATTTCATATTCCCTCAAAAACGACCTAATATCGTTGGCATTTATGCCATTACTCATCTGTTTTATGCGGAATTTACCAGCACCTTTACCTTTCATACGCACTTTCAAGTCCACATCATCCATGTTTTTCATGACATCTCTGGTGGCATACTCACTGACCATTGCATCAATACGCATACTTGACAGTTGTTCACTTAACTCTAAACTTAGATATACTGTATTAAGTCCTGCTTGACTCCAATTTACACCTAAGTTTTGTAAGAATAAACTTTTACCAGCACCAGAGCCACCTGCAAATACTGTAAGTTCCCCTCTATTAAGTCCACCATACAGTTTTTGATCAAAGTTTTTCCAACCTGTGCTAATTGCACCTGCTTGATCTTTTATCCATTGCAATCTTTCTTTGGGATTTTCATAATAATCTAAACCAAAATCACTAACAAGACCTACTTGACTTGCTTCTTTAATCATTACTTCAACAGTACCATAGTCTTGATTTTCTAATAAGTCTGTACTATCAAGTATTGCTTTTTCCAGGGCCTTGTGTTTACAGAATTGCTCAAATTCATCCATAAACCAATTCATATGGCTTTCATGAACGTCTTCTACTGGCTTCAGATCAATGCCATTAACTGCTTCTAATTGTTCTAATGTAGGAATGCTGTTGTATTTGTTTGCATGTTCTTTTAAAAATTCTACTGCTTCTCTGTATTTTCTATTAAACATATAAGGCTGTACAATATTGTTTACCCTTACAAACACATCAGGGTCTGTAACTAAGAATCTTAGAAACAGTTCTTGTATATCTTCGCCGTAATCTTTAATATCACTCATAACATTTTACTCTGCACTTCAATTTTTATCTTATTTGCGACAGCATATTTAATTATACTAGATAATGTCAAAAGTCTGCCATATTTGAGCACCGCATCACCAACATCTTTTATATCTGTGTGCCAAGGCGGGAAACTTACTTCCCACCCTAGTTCAGCGGCCTGCCTTATCAATTCTTTGCCTGGTGCATCTCTGTCAGGACAAAGTATTACTCTTTTATTTAACGAATTTATCTGTTGTATCTGTCTTTCATTCATTGCATTACCTAGCACACTTATACCATCTATAAGTATAGCATCAATTACACCTTCTGTTACTACTACAATATCTCTATCTGAGTATATGTATTTGTCTATGTTAAACACATATCCTGCTTGACTATTGTTTATGTATTTAGGTGTTTCTTTTGTAGGTGGATTTATATGCCTGCCTACATAACCAACTACTTCTTGGTTGTAGTAGAAAGGAATGATCAGTCTGTTTTTAAGCATAAAATCATCACATAAAAATAAGTCATAGTTTGTATCTAGTAATTTTCTTTCTTTTGCATACAGCATTATTTTTTCGTGTGTTTCGTTGTATGCTAACTTAGGCACATCTCTTACATTTATAACATTTGGTAATTCTACTGGTTTAAATTTTTCATAACTTATTACAATATCATCTGATACGTTATCAAATTCTTCTATTTTCATTAGTTCTAATACAAGTTTCTTTACACTTTCATTAGTTGCACCTAATTTAACTGCAAGGTCTTTGTATTTTTTACCAATTCGTTTGCTTGGACTCCAACCAGTAGAGAAGCCACAATTAAAACAGTTGTATGCAATCTTAGGACCTGTTGCAATTACACCTGCTCTGCCTCTTTTGTCATTGCACATAGGACAATCAAATGTTACCCACCCAGCAGGAGTCTTCCTGTTTTTAGGAGGCATATGAGTTGTCAGCAACTCATGTACTTGTTGTATTGCGTCAGACTGTTCCATTCTTTATATTATAAAGGATTATATATAGGAAGTCAAGTCAAAATCGATCAGTTTTATGTCTTCCTTGTATTTGATTAGTACTTTTTCTATAAGTTGATCATTATAGGCGTCTCTATCATTACTATCGTCTCCAGGTATATGATAGTCGCCAATATAAATTTTGTTTATGTTGAATGCTCTTTTCATAAAATTATCTAGCATTTCTAAATGTACAAATTTATCAATAAGTTTTATTTTATCTTGGTATTTTTGCACATAAGTTGGTTCGTATTCAAAGTCATCACTGTTTACAAACTCTTCAAATGTAATATCTTTGTATTCCTTTTCCTTTATAACTTTGTACCATCTGTATATACTACGTTCTCTTGTAAAAGGATTTCTCACAAACATTATATTTTGTAAATTTTTATCATATTGATTTATATCAAACTCATGATTTGGTGCTGTATAATCTATTAAATTATTATCAAACAAAGTCTGTGCAATCCAACGTGTGCCACAACGGGTAGGAAATACACAGGCGTGAATACCGTTATTCAATTTGTGCATAATAGTATTTAATTTCTTAAGAGTATTTTTTCAAATGTTCCTGAATTGGTTGGACCAGGAGAATATTTAAATCTTAAATAACTGAAGTTTCCTGTAAAACTATAATATGTTACGCCGGAAACATTTGCCATTGGTATTCTTTCTAGATTATTTACAATAGGAATACTTGCCCAATTTGAGTCATCACTTGATGGTGCTTGTAGACTTAAACTTCCTTCAACAAATACATTTCCTGTAAAGGTTGTAGAGTAGATACCTATAGTGTGAGTAGCATCTCTAAAGTTTTTCTTTTGATTGCCTGTAAATGAGCCACTTGTAAACACATTTGCTGTGTCGCCGTTATCTGTATTTTTTGTTTGGTTAAACACATTTGCAACCTGGGTTGGTATAGGAGAAGGATCAGCATCATTCTTAACAATTAGTGTACATAATATTCCATTGTTATAATCAGAATATATAGGTGTCTTTGTACCGTCTTCTGCTACATTCTTAAAAGACACTTTGTATTGGCCTTCTACTAATGAATTCATATCTGCTTCTGTTAATTTAAGATCAGCACAACCTTTTTCTAAAGTAGGTACTGCAAATCTTGTTAAAACTTTTTCATTAGTGGAATACTTTATAATGTCTGCTTGTATTTCATCATTATAAACGTTTTGCTGTTTTCTATCCTGATTGGTAACTTTGATATGGATAATATTATCCATTCCTTTGTGTACTATAAATTCTTTTCTATTCATACTTCTGTTATCCAAATAAAAATAATCCTGTTTTTTCACAAGATTCAGTGTGTTGTATTGATACATAAAAAGTTTTAAATTGCTCATACATGTTCATTCCTTCTATTATATTTATCTAGAGAGGTATAAATAAAGTTATGCAGGACCAAAAGGAAATACAAGAAAAGTTTCCTTTCTTTACTATGCTTACTTATGGTGAGAAAGAATACTTTGGTATAGTTCAAAATCAAGACAATGCGGTTACATCATTTTATGATTACAACGTATTAATAGCACCCGAAGACAAAAAACAATTTGTTGAACTAGGCGAAACATGGTGGTGGGAAAGTAATCGGCAGATTCCTATAGATGTGTTTTTGTTCAATGAAATGAAAGAATTTAGAAATTGTTTAAAAACATTTAACAACAAAGACATAGAAATATTATTTGGACCAGTCACTAGTATTCACAATCTAGTTAAAAAACGTATTAAAAGAAGAACAATTCAATTAGTCAAGAAGGCTGACTAACTTATTTAACTGAACAATTATAGCCATTGCGTAACTATACGCATGTGACTTCTTGAAAAAATATGTATCATTATCTGGTTTTTTCCAAACATCCTTTTCAATTTCTTCCCAACTTTTTCCAACCAAATATCTCTTACCTGGTCTTATCATTGCAAGTATCATCGCTAATTGATCTATGTTAGTTGGTTTATGTTGTTCTATAATGTCATAATGATTATTAATATGAAACAGTTGTTCTACTATTTCTTTAGCACTTAGTAGTTCCCACACTGGTTCCTGCTTACATAAATTATTTAATTCTTGCTCACTTTCAATATTGTTATACACACTATTGTTAAGAACATCTAATTTAAAGTAACCTAAATCATCTGCTTCTTTGTGATCAATGTTACTAAGGCCTGTTACAGGATCATGGGGTATAGGCTGTATATAAACGCCTGTGTTGTGTTTTTCCATGCCACCTGGACGTTTGATACTACCTGTAATATTATTCAACACAGACAGCAATTTTGTTCTGTCTGCCATGTCAATATCAACATCAAAGTCAATCTTCATTGAATAAATTGCTCCACTTTTTTAATTTATTTCTTTTAACTTGTACACGTTCTTGTATTTTATCATCTGTCAAAAGATTGTTTTCTTTTAAAATTTCTAACATACAAATCAAATCGCCAGCCTCGTCCTGTAAATTTGCAATGTCTTCTTGTGTACGTTCGTCTTCAAAACGTATAAGTTTACTACAAGCCTGGCTGAGTTCTGCACACTCCTCCATTGTTATAACCAGCATTTCCTGTTGTTTATTCATTTCCTTCAAATTTTCGTTTGCCAGATGTGTAACCATCCTCAGGTGGTATTTCTGCATCTGCATTCATAAATCGCATACGTTGTATAATATCCCAATTTATTCCATCACTTGGTTTCCAGGCACTTGCTATACTGTCTATATCAGTTAAATCAAATGCATTCTTGTTTTCTTTATCGCTCATAGATTTGACGCCTCCACTATGTCTTGTACTAAATTTACTTCTTCAGTATTTTTTAAAAATATTCTTCTCCAAAAGCCAGGATCTGCAATATCTTTTATAAGTTCTACTTGTTCACTGTTAAACTTACTCCACAATTCTTGTCCGCTTTCACTTAAAAATAAAAACCAAGGAGATATCTTTCCGCCTCTTATATGATAAACTGCTAACTGTGGTGATACTTCTCTAAAATATTGATTCCATTCTTTATTTTTTTCTTCACTCCATGCCTGCATACATTTAATACTTCTTTCTATGCCTCTTTGTGCTGGTTCTTTTTTTATTAATTGTTTCAAATAGATATCATATATTGCATCCTTTGACCAATCTTTTAGTGCTACACTTTCTCTTATTAAATATTCTGCATAATTTTCAGGCTCTAGTAAATCTTCTTTTACCATTTTTCTACCAAATTTTACAAATCCTGCATAATATTTGCTCTCAGCAAATTCTTCATAAGTTTTTGTTTTTGCATTATGCATGTTTATTTCATAAAATTTTTGATATGTTCTAAATGCCAATCGAACATGTGTTAAATCTTTGTCAGTGTGCCTCCTTTTTTGTACGCACATATGAGCACTTAGAGTTCTTTCACTCATAAATGTTTTACCACAATATGCACATGTTAAATTCATGCAAAAATTTCCTTTATACTTTTATCATCAAAGCCATGTATTTCTGCCAGCACCTTTAAATCATCTTTTGTATTCATATTCATTAGTAATTCTACTTCATCTGTTTTTGCCAAAGGAAATATTTCTCTTACCATTTCTTCAACTTTGTCTTTTTTACGTTTTGCCTTTGGTACTTTTACAAAAGGATGAAATTGACTTTTACCAACTCCTGCTAAACACATTAACTTCCATTGCAATTCTGGGTGTTTACTTATGTCACTCCAATTTGTATTCATAAACTCATTTATCATTACTAGATAATGGCCTGCATATTTGCCCTGTACACTACTTGCATATCTTTGAGTCATCCATAAGTTTAAACTTTTACGTTGCTCATCAGTTAGTCGACTATAGTATTCATAGTCTTTGCGGTCTACTGCCGCCATGATATCTTTTATTTGTAAAAGTGGTTTACTCGCCATCAAATTCTACCAATGTTCTTACATTATAACCGTTGTCTTGTATTATAGCAGAACCGCCCAAATTGGGCAAGTCTATTACTGCCAGAATTAATATATCTTCTTTAGGTATATTCCAATTTTCGTGTATAAGGTTTGCACATGCCAAAGCGGTGCCTCCTGTTGCAATTAAGTCGTCAATAATAATTACTTTTCCGTTTATTGGGGAAAGTAATTGTATTTGCAATTCTGCTTTTCCATACTCTAAATCATATTTTTTACTAACAGTTTTATTTGGTAATTTGCCTGGCTTCCTTGCTAACACAAATGGTATCTCAATATCTCTTGCTAATGGAGTTCCAAATAAAAAGCCTCTGCTTTCTATTCCTACAATTACATCTCCTTTAAACAACATTATTTCTGCTGTAAGATCTATTAAACATTTATTAAATGCTTCTGTGTCTTCTAATAATCCAGTAATATCTCGAAACTGTATTCCTTCAATAGGAAAGTCGGGTACTGTTCGTATGCTGTTTTTTATATCAACCATATTTGTATTTTGCCTTCCTATTTTTCTTTTTATAATGTTTTTTAATTATATCTTGTTGTGCCCACCTTCTTTTATTGTTTTCGCCATTTTCTCCTCCCCAACTTACATTAAGACGTTTTTCTTTAGGTGTTCTTTTTATTAATTTCTTTTCCCAGTCTAATGCTTCTTCCATTGTATGAAATTTATTTACTTCTCTTCCTACGCATTTGTATTCACACATTCTGATTGCTTTATAAAGAGGGGATTTGCCTACTTGACTGCTTTCTATATGTTCTTCAAGTCTTAATGTTAAAGGCTTTGCAGTATATCCAAAATAAACTTTACCGTCTGGAAAATCTATTCTGTAAACTGTAAACATTAAAACAGATCAACTTGTTCCCATGGTAAAAGAGTTTTACCAAAGTGACCATAGTTTGTTGTATCTGAAAGTTGTATATTAAATAAATCGAATTTGTCTATTATGCCTTTTGGAGTTAAGTCAACTCTATCTCTTAATATATCTGCTATGTCGGCTCTAACTTCACCGTCAGCATAAACATAAACACTAGTTGGTTCTTTTACACCAATAGCATAACTTAGTTGTACTGTACAATTATCTGCTTGGCCTGATGCTACAACGTTCTTTGCCAAATATCGTGCCATATATGCCGCTGATCTGTCGACCTTAGTGCAATCTTTACCTGAAAAAGCACCACCGCCATGTGGAGCATACCCACCATAAGTATCAACAATAATTTTTCTTCCAGTAAGTCCTGTATCTCCATCAGGTCCTCCTATTACAAATTTGCCTGTAGGGTTAATTAAATATTCGGTATCATCATCAATAGGTGCATCTGATTCTTCTAATGCTTTGATCACTAATTCTTTTATGCCATCTTTGACTGCGTCTAATGTAAACTCTTCTGTATGCTGACTGCTACAGACTACTTTACTGACTCTTACTGGATTATTAACACTATCATATTCCATTGTAACCTGTGATTTGCTATCAGGTCCTAACCAAGAATAGGATATACGTCTTTCACTTGCAAGGTACTGTAAAATTTTATGGCTATAATATATTGCACTAGGCATATACGTTGGTGTTTCTTTGCAGGCATAACCAAACATGAGTCCTTGGTCTCCTGCACCAAAGTTATCAGTGCCCAATGCTATGTCTGGACTTTGTCCATGCAGTTCGTTATACACTTTTAGATGTTCCCAGTGAAAGCCTTCCTGCTCATATCCAATTTCTCTAACCACACCTCTTACAATTTCTTCAATGTGTTCTTTATTAATTGGTACAGTACTTTTATACTCTCCTGCTATTGTAACCATATTTGTTGTAACTAATGTTTCAACTGCCGCTCTATGTGAGTCATTACCAGCAAGTATATAGTCTGCAACTCTATCAGATATTAGATCGGATATTTTATCAGGGTGTCCTTCTGAAACACTTTCACTTGTAAATTGATATGTCATATGTTACCCCCAAAAATGATATTTTGCTGGAATCTTTTCTTTAATAGGCTTCCAGATTGCCTCCTCTATTGGTCCTAAGTATTTAGGCCTTGGAGTGAGCCAACCCACCAAAATTCCGATAACCAACCATTTTAAAATCATTATTCCTCCTTGACAAATATTCCGTCAATCATTTTACCTTTACGATCTTTAATATCCATGTATGCAACTGCTAAACATTCTTCCATGGTGATTTTATTTCTTTCCATAATATTAATTAATACTACTAACATATCACCAATGTCATCTCTTATATCATTACCTTTACAAATATTATCACTTAGTTCTCCCATTTCTTGTATGAGTTTTGCTAATTGATCTTTGTCTGTGGCTCCTTCAATTAGATTTCTATCATGGTGCCACTGCGTAATTTTTTGTATTAAATGATATGCCGTTGCCATGCCATTGTTATCCGCCATTATAATTTTCCTTCTTCTCTCATTTGTTCACGTATTTTAGTAGCACTGATATCGTGTATAGTATCGTCAAAAACTTCTTGCTCAATTTTATATCCAACATCTCTACCATACGTTATGTTTAACAAGTTAGGTACAACTTGTATTTTTACCTTGCCAGCAAATTTGTGTAAACTTTGTTGTAAGTTTTCTACAACTTCATGTACTGGAAAAGGATTCTTTTCATCTGTTGGCATCTCTCTCACCATTAAAAACACTTGTCCGTGTTTTGCCAATGCTCTATCAAATAGTGCTTGGTGTCCTGGGTGCCAAGGTTGAAATCTTCCAAGCATTTGTGTAGTAGGTGCTTGGTTATCCCATATAAATCTTTGTCCAAGTTCATAAGCAATTATTTTAGCATCTACATCGCCACGTTGTTCGCGAACGTTGTAATCTGTTGCCATTGGTCTTTCAAATACTTTGTTAGTATCTTCAAATCTACCTGCTTCTATTGTGTCTACGAATATTTCATAGTCAGCAAAGAATTTATTTCTAGCACTTTCAAATGGTGCTACAAAATCTGCTATTGCTATTTTGCCTTCCAATTCAGCATTTATACACAAATCAATCATGCGTTGATTTTGTCTTAATCTACCTTCTTCAGAGAAGTCCCAATCGTCTGCTTCTTCTCTAACTTTATCTGCGTTGAACCAGGCAACTTTGTCACCTAAGTATTCAACTAAACGTTCTGCCAAATATGTTTTGCCACTTCCTGGCAATCCAAATATTAATACTCTCATTATACCTCGTTTTGCTCTTTTTCCCACTTAACATTTTCATCAAACTCTAGTAAAAAGTCTTCGTCGAGTTCATCAAAATCTGCTTCTGAGTCATGCCACTTCTTATTTAACCAGCCAACTTCTGCATGATAACTTTTACCGGTAGTATCATTATAGTCGTATTCTGCATCAAGTTCGACCTTGTTATAGTACACTTTATCAATAAATTCTCCTAGGTTTGTTTCTACAATACCCATGCCTAATTTGTATCTATCAAAGTCTTCTCCATCTGTTTCTACAAAGTAACTAGCAAAGGTGCCTTTCTCACAACTGTGAAATGCTAACACAGGCACATACATATTTCCTTCGCTATCCTCTTGGCAAATCATATCAGGTGCTTCTTGACCAAAGTATCCGCCTTCTCTGCCATACATATGAATACCAGCAAAAGTACCAACTTCGTTTTCATGGTCATAATCATCTGAGCCATCTGCTGGAACTTCGTAAACAGTAAATTCGGAATCACCGTATGCACTATTAATATGCTCTATGTCGTCGCATTCCCACATGTAATAATCATCTCTAGGAGCAGGAATTTGTTCTGGATCATCGTGCTCTGCATTCTCGTCGAGGTCTTCGTCACCGCCCCAGTTATCAAATGATAAAACTGTGTCAACTAATTCGCTTGGGTCCATATCTACAGTTTTAGTTACAAACTCATTTGAAACTTCACCTATTACACATTCACCACCGTAATAACCAGTATCAATTCTAAATTTTCTTTTTGCCATTATATCTCCTTAAAATACATCTCCTAAATCAACAACATCTGGTATTTTATTCGCTTCTTTTACAAACAACACACTCTTAGGTACAGCCTTTTGTTCTATGGGTGTTACTAATAAATGTCCTGGTTTCAGTTTAGGAAAAAACCATTTTATATCTTGATAATAGTTTGTAATGAATACTTCTTCTATTTCTGGAATCTTATTATTCATTGGATTAAATACAGGTGTTTTAAAACCTCTATTGTTTAAACTTGTTAGTGGAACTATTTCTATTTCTGTATGATAGTCATCATCGCAGATAGCAATACTCCAATCCATTGGCATTTTTATTTCGTTGCCACCAATATTAAGAACTACTGCCGGCGAATAAAAACTTTCTAAGAAGATTAATTCTAACCAATAGTAATCATAGAAATCAGGATCGCTTACATCTAGTATGCAGTATCTTAGATCATTAACTTGATCTGGTACACTATCTAAGTCGTAAACGTTGTTTTCTATTGTCAATATATTCATTCAATCTCCTAAGTTCTTATTATAACACTAAAATATTAAAAGTCAATCTATATGTATTCTATTTTAGTAATTTTATATGGATATTCTGCTTCTCTATAAAACTTTTTTCTTTCTGTTAGATGTCGTTTGCTATATTTTAATGTACTAGTGATATCAAACACATTTACAAAATCCTTATCTTTTGCTTTTCTAATACCTCTACCGATACTTTGTATAACTCTAACAAAACTTTTCCCAGGCTCAATAAGAACTAAATTAAATATTCTTGGTATGTTAATACCTACTGCCGCCACACCATATGTAGCAACAATTACTTTACCTTCGGCTTCGCTTACTTCATCGTAATTATCTTTCCTTTCTGATTGTTTCATTTCGCCACTTATAAAAACCCAATCTGGATTTTCTTCAATTAGCAGTTGTCCTGTTTTTATTCTGTCAACTAAGATCAAAGTGTTACCATTATCGGTCATTCCATTTATAAGTTCACTTATAAATTTTATTCTATCTGGATTTGTTGTAATCCATTTTAGTTCTTGTGCATAACTATTAAATCCAACATGTGTATCTGCAAGTTGTAATACGTTTACTTCTAAATTTGAAAGTACACCTTTATCCTGTAACTCTTTTGCACTTAATTGTCCTATTACTGGTCCAATTGTGCTTGTACATGCTACTGCTTCATGTTGATCTTTGGGTATTGTTCCTGTTAGTCCCCAACGAATAGGTACATTTGCAAAGACACTACTTAATAATTGTTTTAGTACATCTGCTTTTGCTTTGTGTACCTCATCAACCATTATACATACTACACCTTCTATAAAAGTTTGTATGTCAAAATCAACTGCTTCTTTGGCCTTAGATTTTTTATGTAATATTTCTAAACTTTGCCAAGTACAAATTGTGTGCGTTTTATTGTATTCTTTTCTATCACCATAGAAAACACCAACGTCTAGTCCTAAATGCTTGTAGTCCGCTTCTGTTTGCGTTACAAGGTCCTTATTTGGTACTATCACTATTGTTCTTCCATACTTTTCACATTGGTGACTTAGTGCGGCTGTTACAAGAGTTTTACCTGCACCGGTGGCAATTTCTTGTAAACATTGTGGGTTGGCCAGAAACTTATTAATTATTTCTACTTGATAATCTCTTAGTATTATGGGTAAACCTTCTGCAGGGTGTTTCTTAGGCCAACTAAATTGTTCATATGTGTCTTGTTTTATCTCATCAAATTTGAAGTCCCATTTTTCTCTTTTATCATCTAACACAACTTCATAACCTAATTCTGTCACTACAGGAATTAGTTGATCAAGTAAATTTAAATAACTTCTGCCACCAATATCACAAAATCTAACATACCCGTCCCAGCGACCTAATTTATATGCTGGCATATGATATGCATATGGCAAAAAGTATTTGCAAGTATCAGATAATTTTCTACGTGTGGCTACATCTAAGTCGTGAAACTTAATGTTTACTTCATCTTTGATTTCTAATCTTGTTTGTCTAGCCATTTTTTACTGGTATGTTTTTACAAATTTGTATGCTCTTTCTATTATATGCTGTTTGTGATACAGTTCCAAAACCTAATGCAAATCCTGTATTATCCTGCTTGTGGTTTGGCAAATAGTAATGCAACTCTTGTGTAGTTGCTACAGGACCAAATACTATTATGTCAACACCACAATCTGCAAGATAAGTTTCTTTTAGTATGTCTTTGTATGATGCTATTTTTATAACCTTAATATCATGTTGATGTACTAGGTCGCACACTTCTTTGACATTATCTACTTCATCTGGTAGTATTATACTTGAAATAAATTCTGAGGATTCTTTACAATGTGTTGTAAGTGTATCCATATCAATTTTGTTATTAGAAATACCTATTGCTAATCCTGTAGAATTAGAATAAGATAATGCTTTTATTGTATTGATATCTGTATTGTTTACAGTTATAACACAATCTTTATGAGACTTCATATTATGTCTATAAAATTCTCTAATAGTCATTATTGCTGTAAATATATCTGTATTATCACTTGAAGACTGAAATGTCATATCATAAAATCCTAAGTATTTTAAAACATTTGACTTTAAATTTTTGACATCTATTTTTGTGTCTAAATTATCATAGTAATATGAAAAGGATTTTTGGTCTTTTGATTCTAAAACTAATCTACTAGGAGATTGATGTAACGTACCTAGTACATGTTTTTTAGCATTTGGAATTACTTTTATTTGGTGCCATTTAAGATATGTATGCAACACATCTTTCAATGTATCTTCTACGGAGTCGTCAAGACTAAGGATATATTTTTCTTCGTCTTTTAGTGCGTGAATGGATTCAAGTAGGTCATCTAATATATCTAAATTGATATATCTTCCATACCTGCTGTTCTCAGTTTCACTATGTGTCCTATCTGCCATTGTTTTGTATCCAATCCTTTCATGATGCCAAGATATTTGTTTCTTAATAAACTAAATTGATTTGCTAATTGTGTAAGGTTAATTACATCATCATCGCCATCAACATATTTGTCAGCATCTCTGCTTGTTAATTGCCTGTTATAACTTTCAAGAAAATTTCTAAAAACTCTACTTCTAGTTTTTCTTAGTTGAATATTAATATGTTCTAATATTGCTTCTATTTCTTGTAGTTGATTAAATCTATGTTCTGTAATGCCAGGTAATGCGGCACTATTACGTTCCACATTACCCTTGATATAACATTCTTTCTTTGCTTCTTCTAATTCAGCATCAAAATATTCTATTGCGTCAACAATATTACTTAAATTATCTGAAACTTTGTTATACCAGCCTGCCATTACTAATCCCAGTCTCCTGATTCTTCTTCGTCTTCGTAGTCAACTTCAAAGTATTCTTCGATGGCTTGGCGTAAATGTTTATCACATTCATTCACACCAACTTCATCATAGTCTACTAATCCGTGTTCATCAAAAACTCTAACCAGGTTTGCACAAACCTCATCACGTTCTTTAACGTTTACAGAAGGTTTAACACATTCCCAGGTTTCAATTATTAAACTTAGATCGGCTGTCATTCAATGTTCTCCTCATAAACTGATGGATCATCTAGTTCTGATTCGTCGATATCGTCTTCTTCGACTAAACTAGTTTTTGGATTTTGACCCCATTCGTCTATAATTACCTGAAGTTTATCTCCAGTCCAGCCTTTTCTGAACTCTTTGATTTCTTCACCTGTAACAGGAGACACATAAGAAAGTTTGTTTCCAACTTTCTCTACTATGTCCTTAGACTCTAACATTTCTAACATACCACTGTATGGGTCCATGCCAGTTTCATATGGAATCTTTACTTGTACGCCTTCAAACGGCTTACTGTATCTAGACTTCATTACTTTACATGCGGCTCTTATACCTTGTACTGTAGAAGTTTTATTACCGTCTGCGTCTTCTTTTAGTTTTAGTTTCTTCATTGCTACAACTATGCTAGATGCGTATATAAAGCCTTGTCCGCCACTTATTTTATCATCTGGATCAAACATATCCTGTGATGCGTATGTGTGGTTAGTAGCAACTAAGCCAACTGGGTATGGTGCTAATTGGTTTACTGTATTTCTAACCAATGCTGTAAGGGCCTTTGGTTTACGACCCATGTCACCTTTCATGTCACCTTTTTGGAACTGATCAACGTCAGTTGGGGTTAGCAACATACCCAGACTGTCTATAACAAACAGTAACTTAGGCATTTCGTTATATTCTAAGTCACCATAATTTGCTTTATAGTCTTTCATAAATTCTGATATTGCTTTTGCTACATCATCAATCATTGATACACTTATTTTTAACAGTTTCTCAGGACTGGTATCAACATTAAGTGCTTGTAGCCATTCTTCGTCAAGAGCATTTTCACTGTCAAATACTACAACTTGACAACCGTGGTCTTGTGCATTTCTAACTAAGTTACCAGCACAGATAAAACTTTTACCTGAACCAGACTCTCCTGCAAACACACTAACTTTACCTAGTGGTATGCCTTTATTAAAATCACCACTGATCAAATAGTTGAGTGTGTGATTTCCTGTACTGATCCAATCTTGTGGATCATGAAAACCAGCACTAATACCGCTTATGCTTTTAGTAATGCCGGTTCTAAATTTGCTTAAATCAAATGGTTTTTGCATTTTATACTCCGTATATATTCCTTTCTTTTAATTCTTCGACTAGTTTTTGTGCCCATCTCTCATGTCCTGCCTCATTGGCATGACCTCCGTTTACTTTAACTTCTGGAAATTTGCCATCCATAATCCAGTCCCAATAACTTGTTTCCATGTAATTATTTTTATCTATTGCGTTATATAATGATTTATCAATCTCGTGTTCACCTGACCAAAACTTTACATCTTCATCATTTATAGGTGCTTCATCTTTTGTATTTGTCATTACATCAAACATTAGATATGGAATGTTATTATTTTTGCATATATTTTCACATATATACAATGTCCTATATTTTTGTGCTAATAAGTCTTCTGCTAAACAAATAGGCAAAAACTGTTTGTATGCTTCATACCTTTCAGTGCCTTCTGCCATATCTGGTGCTTTCCAACTGTTCACTAAGTTATAATGATAAGAACCGTCATCGTCAAATCCGTCTGCATATTCAAATCTTCCTAAACAAGTCCAGCCTAATAAAACTAGTTCTGGTTTAGGATTGTTTGCTAGATATTCAACTAACAGTCTTTCAGTTCGCATAATACTAGCACCAGGTTGCCCTAGATTAACACATTCATCTATTTCTAATAGTTGTTTTAGTTTCTCTGGGAAAGCCTTGTATATTGATTCAGGTCGATTATCGCCTTCGCCGTATATCTCTGAACCAAATGTGTGGCTATCTCCTATTGCTAATAATGTACTCATTTTTATCCCTTAAAAATGTAGCCATACCAGATCTTTGAAGTAAACAGGACCAAGTATTCAAATCCCTAAGTATGGCTACCAAACGTCAACTATTGCTGACGATTTCTTATCATCTGCAGGATGTCATCTGCAGATGCCTTACCAGCCGAACTTTCAGTGTTATCGGCAGAAGCACTTACTGTTTCTGTTGCTGGTTGCACTTCAGGAGCAGGTGCCGGTGCGGCTTCTTGTGCCGGTGCCGGTGTTGTTTCTGCTACTGGTGTTGCTGTAGCCTGAGCCGGTGCTGAAGGTGTTTGTACCTTAGCAGGTGCGGCCTGGCCAATAGGTCTAAAAAAGTTACCGTACTTTTCGTTGTCGTACAATTCACCATTAACAGAGTCTTGGAACATATTATATATTACGTCCACTTCTTCTGCTGATGGTTTCTTAGGTAAGAAGTCTTTAAGATCATACAATCCATTTGTATCAACTGCGGCAAGTTCTTGCTCATCGAGTGCTCTTTCTTTTCTTGCCCATTTGCTTGTTGAGTAGTCAGCATACTGACCTTTCATTGTTTTTGATAATCTAAAGTCTGTACCATTAATATAATCTGTAGGAATATTTTCCATATCAGGGTCCATTAATGCACCTTTGATAATGTTAAAGATTTGTGGTCCAATAATGAATCTCCTAATCGGATTTTCTGGAACTGAGTCTTCTTGTAGTGGACTGTCTACTACATATCCTTGGAATATATAACTTCTCTTTTTCCAATACTTACGACCCATATCTTCTAGTGATGCGTCTTTGAACCAAGGTCTGATCTCATTATGTACCGGACATTGTTCACCCCACATTTCCATACAAGGTACTTGTACAGTTGTAGGTTTCATATCACCACCCTTTATTCCAGGAAACGATAAACGTATCATTTGTCGCTCTGTCCAAAAGAATGTATTGTTGGGATCTCCGTCTGGAAGAAATCTTAGTGTTGCACTAGTGCCTTCTGAGATATTCCAAAATGGATAGATAGCATTGTCGCCACCTGTTGATGAACCGCCTGGTTTAGAATCCATTGCGGCTAGTTTTGCTCTAATTTCAGCCAATGTTGCCATGTTTTTCTCCTATGTTTGCCATGTCGTGTAATCATAATTCATACACTTGTTTGCCTATTATAATGCCTAATGTTGACAAAGTCAACCGTTTTTGTAAAAAAAATATAAGTTTTTTCTTACAATATTATATATCAGTTTTAGCAGATTTCGTCTAGTTTTTTGGTATAATCGACGAATTCTACTAAATCTTCATCTATATCTGTTTCTACTTTTTCGTTTATTTTACCAATTAACTTTTTAACCATGTTAATTGTAAACTCGTCAAGTTTTCTATCTTTTAAGATTTTACTTGTTGTGTTGTTTAAAAATTCTTTTAAGATTTTGTCATCAATGCATTCACTAATTGTATTTAATTTGTGTGCTATTTCTGACTTCTTATTAGGAAAATCAACAACTTCTTCGTTAATTGCTGGTACACTAAATCTACTATTTTCTATAGAGTTTTCAATGTAGTCTGCAACTGAACGTTGAATATTTAATAATCTATTAATTTTTGGAAAAGCAGATTGTACAGTATTATCTACATGTTTTTCTGTAAATAAATCTGCAAGATCATTTTCATTTTCACTTAATGTTAATGTGTTCATTGCATCTATTGTGTCTACTGCTTTTGCATATGATTTAGCACCACTTAATCTTTTTAAATTAAGTCGCATGTTAGAAATGGACTCTTTAGCAATATCTACATATTGTGCATTGTCTTCATTTACTAATCCTTTTCTGTCCACATATCTTACAAATTGACTAAGGTCTTGTAAATTTTCTACCATTTCATTTATAGAGTGGCCTACATTATCAAACGGATTACCTCCATTGTGAACATGTCTTGCCATTGCTCTTGCACCTGCTAAACTTTTATGAGGTAGTGCAAATCTTTCTTCTCCACGTTGTATAAAGATTTTGGAAATTGCTCTACTACGTGAGCCTCTAACTTCTTCATTTACAGGCTTAGTGTGACGTACTACTATTTTTACCGCATCTAAAGGTTGGTAACTAGTCTTTGTACTACCATACATTCTACCTAAACTTGCTTCTGTAACTTCTGATTTCACTTTATACTCATTGTGTTTGGGTGTAATATTTTTGCCATATATTTTATACTTAAAACTGTATAAACCGTCTTGTGCTATTTCTTTTATACCCTTATGTAACTTATTTATAATCTCTTCAGGAACAATTTTAGATCTACTTAATTTAACTTCCTTTTCCTCTTCATTTACAGTTACCATAATATTTGGATTGCTACTAAAAAATCTTTCAGCAATTTCAGGTTCAATGGTATCGTTGCCACTATCATCTTTTAGTGTAAGTTTTATACCACTACCTTTTAAAAAGTCAAATAATTTAAGATTTAAATCTGCTTTATTGTTCATACTTATATTTATCAAAAAATTCTTATAAGACCCCTATTGGAAGTGGTCCATTAAAATCGTCATCGTCATTAACACTTGTTTCTATTTCGTCATATATAGCATCTTCATATTGTGCAATATATGTAATCATTCTAACTGCAACCAATGTAGCCATAATTAAATCGTCTGTGCCTCCAGGCTTGGCGGCAAATGTTGTACCACGAGCAACAAATTCTTTTAATTCTCTTATTATATTTTTGCTTGTAAGTGTAAGTTTATCACTTTCTATAAGACGTTTCATTGCTAAAGCACCTTCCATCTTATTTTTGTGATGGGTGTGATATCCTTTCCGACCTTTTTTGCCTTGTACTTTATTAGGTTCATGTAAAAATGTACCTGGAAAACTTTCTTCACCAGTATCTCTAATTACAACTAAAGCCGCCTCTCCTATAGCATTATTTTCAACAGTCCAATATATTTCAGTTGCTCCTTGCTCATTTATTTCTTTTGCAATATCTCTTAGTAATTTAATTTGCCCTTCGATGGGTGTTTTATTATGTTGCCATTCGCATACTTGATTCATTGTAGGTAGGTCATAACATACTATGGCCGCATTATCTCCACCTGTTCCTGTACTAGGGTCTAATGATATAACATATATTTTATTTGGATCAA